TTTTTAAAATTTTTTATTTAATATATTTAAAAAAATATATTAAATATATATATAATGGACTTAAATGGAGGTGTTCAATCAGAAAGACACTTTAGAGTAGTGGAGCTAGATGGAAAAAAAGTAAATATTGGAGTAGTAAGTATAACCAATAAAGGTTCTCCTAGTGATGCTGCTAAAAAATTATTAACTTCTATTTCTCATGAAAAAGGTCTTAAAAAAATGAAAAAATTAAATATGGGTAAAGTTAAATTTAGTATTGAAGAATTTACAAGAGGATCAAAATGTAAAATATATGGTCCTTACAATGGTCATTTTCATAAATATAATGCTGAAGAATTAAAAAAAGCTAAAACTGCGGATGGAAAACAAGGATTTACAATGAAACCTGTTGTTAAATTAAATAAATAAATATATAAAATAAATATATAAATAGTTAAATTAAATTTATAAATATATAAATTGAATATATAAATTGAATAAATAAATTGAATATATAAATTGAATAAATAAATTGAATATATAAAATAAATATATAAATAGTTAAATTAAATATATAAATTGAATAAGTAAATAATTTTTTAAAAAATATAAATAATTTGATTTTTCAGGTAAGTTATTTTTAAAAAATAGTAGATTTAAACAGAATATAAAAATAATTTAATATATTAATATATGTCTTACTATCAATGTTATAGATGTAATTTTATATCCAAACAAAAGACGGGTATGATTCGACATTTAGATCGAAAAATTAAATGTATAAAAAATATACAATCATATAAATATAGTGATGATGAATTATATAAATTATCTTTAACAAGTATAAAAGAAAATTCTTTTGATAATGAATTGTTAAATGAATGTAAATATTGTTATAAACAATTTTCAACAAAAGGAAATTTAAAAAAACATATTATAAAACATGAAGATGGTTCTATACCTGTTTATCCAAAAGAATATTATGAAAATAAAAATAGAAAAAATAATCAAATAACTATAAATAAAAAAAATAGTTATAATAATTTAAATAATGGAAATCATGGAAATAATACGAATCATTCGGGAATACATAATTATAGTGATTCTAATAGTAATATTACTAATGATACTGAATATATTCAATATTGTGATGATGATAAAAATATAAATCAAACAATAAATAATATTACAGTCAATCAGCAATTTAATAATTATAATATAATAAATATGAAATATCCAAATAGTTTTGATAAAGATTGGGATTTATCACAAATATCATATGAAAATAAATTATTTCTAATTAATACATGTAATACAAAATATAGTGAATTATTAAGATTTATATTACAAAATGATGATAACTTAAATATAATTATTGAAAATGAAACAAATACAGGAATTGTTTATAAAAATGATATTGAAAAATATATTCATTTAAATAAAGCAGATATTATTGACCAATCATTAACGAAATTAAAATTACAATTAAATAATTTATGTCAAGAAATATGTGTTAAAGAAAATGGAAATGTAAATAATATTGAAAAATATCAATATGAATTGTTATCCATTAATAAAAAATTTGATGATTACACAAAAAATAATAATGATATTAGAAATGGAGTTCAAGATATAATATCAAATATATTTAATGAAAAAAAAGATAAAACAGTTGAATTAATGAATAAAATAATTGAAAATGAAACAAATGACAATTTATTGAAAAATGGATTTTAAATTTTTATTTTATATTTAGCGTTTTATATTTAACATTTAATCTTTTAATTTTTAAAAATTATATTTTGTTTATATAATTTTTCATAATGAGGTCTTTTATTGATTAAAACTAAATTTTTATTATGATCTTTTGTTTTTGTAGATGCAATAATAGTATGATTAAAAATATTTATAAATACATTTTGTAATTCATGTTGTTTTAAATCAATTCTTATTTTATAATAATCATTATTTAATCCTTTTAAAACAAATGTACCATTCGGAATTTGATATATATTAAAATATTTACAAAAATATCTATAAAAAGCATTTGGTCCTGTTATATCTAAACAATTTTTACCTTTTCTTTTATGTAAAATATCATTTGATATACATTCAATTAAATATTTATAAAATTTATTATTTGGTTTTGTTGCCATAAATGATATTTGAATAGCATCAGGTTTAATGTCTTTAACTAAAACCATATCAACATTATATTCATTTACATTATAATTTTTTAAAAATGTTTGAGTCAAGTCACCATATATTCCACCATATTTATATAATATACAATATCTCCATAAATCAGCTTTATATGCTGCTGGAATTAAATTTTGATATGCTTGAAAAATATTATTTTGTAATTTTTTCATAAAATCATAGCATTCTTGATTATTATAATATAATACTTTTTTTACATTTAAATTTATTTTATTCATTTTAAATAATTTTTCTAATTCATTTGTTGAAATATCGTATGGACCTGTTTTAAATAATATATATGGTATTTTACTATTTATATTAGTAAAACTTTCAATATTATATTTTATTAAATAATTAAATATTATATATAATATAAGTATTATCAATATTATAATAATATATAACATATATTATTAATAAATAAAAAAATATTAGTTGAAATTTATATTTATATTTATCATTCATATTTTCTCTTTTAATAATCTATAATATTGATTATTTTCATAAAAATATTTTGATTTATTAGTATTTATATCCATTGCATCATATATATCTTTAGGAACTAATAATTTTTTTTCTTTTAATTTTTCTATTAAACTATCAATGACATTTTTATTTTCTTTAATAATTTTATAAGACATTTCATTAGCTTCCATTAATACTTTACTTATTTCTTGGTCAATTAAATATTTAGATTTATCACTCAAATCTGGATATATATTTTTTTCACCCATTCCATAATTTATAATCATTGTTTTTGACAATTCATAAGCTCTTTCTAAATCTTGTTTCGCACCACTTGTAACACTATATCCATAATAAATTTCTTCAGCAATTCTTCCTCCTAATAAAACCATTAAATGACTTATTAAACCATCCTTTGTATAAATATTACTATCTTCGTCATTATTTTCAAATACAGTATAACCAGGACTTGTTGGAGAATTCATATTTAATACTACTTTCATAACATTTGCATGATCTTTACATAAAAATCCAACAATAGCATGTCCTAATTCATGAACTATAATTCTATCTATTATTTCAGTACTGAATTTACTTTCTTTATCTTGCCATCCTGAAAGTATTCTATTATTTATATATTCTAAATCAGACCATTCTATTAATTCTCTATTATTTCTTAATACGTATAACATAACTTCATTTAATAAATTTTCAATTTGAGCACCACTATATCCTCCCGTCATTTCAACAATGGAATCTATATTTATTAATTTATCAATAGGTTTTTTATATAAATGTATTTTTAATATTTCTTTTCTTGTTTCTGAATCTGGATTCCCAATATATACTTTTTTATCCATTCTTCCAGGTCTTAATAAAGCATTATCTAATAAGTCAATTCTATTTGTAGAACCTATTACAAATATATCATTTTCATTATCAAAACCATCCATATTGATTAATAACTGATTTAATGTTTCGTCCTTTTCTGAATTTGAATTTGCCATATCATTTCCACGTTTTCGAGCAAGTGCATCCATTTCATCTATAAATATTATACATGGACTATTTTCTTTTGCTGTTTCAAATAATTCTCTTATTCTACTGGCACCAACACCTACATATTTTTCTGTAAATTCACTTCCTGAAACAGCAATAAAACTCATATTTGCTTCTCCACAAAATCCTTTAGCTAATAATGTTTTTCCATTTCCTGGTGGTCCTTCAAATATTAATCCTCTTGGTATTCTTACATTAAATTTTTCATATTTTTTTTTGTTATGTAATAAGTCTAATACTTGATTTAATTCATCCTTGATATTAGAATATCCTCCAATAGAACTAAAATTAAATTTATTATTTTTTATTACTTCAAAATTATGTTTGTCATCATTATTTGACTTCATACCATATTGAAATTGAGTTTTTTGTTGATTTACAGCTAAATTTCTAAAATTTTCATATACATCATAATCTTCGTCATCTTCATCATTTATATCAATATCATCTTCATCATTTATATCAATATCATATTCGTCATTTATATAAATATCATTTGTTCCATTATTCGTTCCGTCAAATTTCTTTAATTTCATTCTTTTTACATGAATACCAGGAAAAGAAATACTTGCTTTGCCTTCTTTAGCATATGTTTTCATTCTTTTTATAACTTCATGATTTTCGTCTTGATCAAATAAATTATTTTCAATAATATTATCTGTTTGATTAAATGCTTCTTCAAATTCTTTCATTTTTTGGTCTTGAAACTTATTATTTTCTTCATCATCATTTTTTAATTCTTCTAATATTTGAGTTACATTAATATTTTGAGATTTATATTTTGAATAAATAATACTTTTATAAGGAGAATATTTATTGTTTCTTAAATAAAATAGTTTTTCTAAATTTTTTATATTTTTATCATCTAATGGATTTATTTCTGTTTTTTTAAAATTATTATTAAAATTAATATTATTGTTATAAGAATTTACTTGATTCGAAAATAAAAATAAAAATAAAAATCTATAAAACCAATTATATTTATTTATTAAAAAATATGTCATATTAATGATTATTATATAATTATTTTTAAGTTCAAAATAAAATGATGTTTAAGTATATTTATTTTCTTATTTTGATTTTCATTTTTTGTCCAATATTTAATATTTGTTTAATTTCATCATTAGATATATCATAATGATATCGTATTTTTAAATATTCTTTTACTTTATTATTAAATGTATTCATATTTGTTTTTTTTTCCAATTTATATTCCCGATTATTTTCATCATAAATAGCGCCATTTTCCAATAACTTAGTTTTTTCTTCTTCTGTTAATATTTCTACCTTTTTATATTCAAAAAATGTACTTGGAATTTTAGGCATTTTAATATTCATATAATAATTCTTGTTTAACATAATTATATCAGCAATAGAAGCTGGACGTGCTCTTGTTATTCTTCTTTGAATATCAACATTCATACCAATACATTTAATTCCGCAAAAATAAAAATGATAATCATTAAAACCAACAATTTCTTCGAAATATTTTGCGCCACATTTTTGTGCCCATTCATCTAACCATATATTCCAATGACTTGGCATTAATTCTGTGTCTTTTATTACATAATCTAAATAGTTTAATTCATTAAAATCATTCATAAAATCTTCATTATGATTAACTTTATGTACGTACATATCTATGTCATTATTTAATCGTAATCCTAAAAACATCAATAAAATGGAACTATTTAACATAATATTTTCTTGGCTAAAATAATCATATTCAAGTATTTTATTTTTTAATTCTTTAAATTCATTCATTTTATGTAGATAAGTATTTGTTAATACTTTTTCCAAATTCTGCATTTCAATAAATTTTAATGAATTTTCATTGTAAAATATGGATGACATAACTTGTTTTTTATATGTTGTATTAGAATATAATACAAAATAAGAATCATTATTCGTAAGTATAATTGTTGAATCTTTTTTTTGAATTAACATACATATTTGAATTTCTATTTCATCTTCTTTATATTTTTCGTAAAATGGATAATCAGATGTTATAGATTTCATTAAATCATAATAATTGGTTAAATCTTGATACTGTATTTGATATAATATTTTATGTAATGAGTTAAATGGCACTTTTATAGATTTAATTCCATACAATATATGGGTTTCTTTTAAATGAGTTACATAATATTGATATGTTGCTTTTTTAGATAAATTAACGGACATAAATAATTGTATGTTTTGATAATAATTAATGGACATATAACAAGCATTATCAATATATTTATTGTACACATTCATTAATTTATTTTCTTTTAATATTTTATTTGTTTCATCATATACATCAATATTTTTACAACCAACTTGGTCCCAATATTTCTTAATAGGTTCAAATAAATCTTGTTTCTTTTCTAAAATAAACATAATTGAATATTTTAAATTTATTAAAAAAAATCATTTTTTATTTAGTTTTTAAAATATTAAAATAATTAAATACTTATTCTTTAATTCATATTATTTAATTTTTTTTAAGCATTGGATTTTCAGTTTTTTTCATAGGATTTATATTATTTACAAAATTTTTATTAGGATGATGTTCGTATAAATTTTTTTTTAAATTATTATTTTTTTTTATACTTTCTATTAAACGTTTTAAATTATTTAATTCAGCCGATTTAGCTTTATTTCTTGCTTCTTTATTTTTAGTAAAATTTACTTTACTTACATTATTATTATTAACTCCATTTGCATTAAGATCACTATATTTGTTATTAATTATATTTTTTAATCTTTCATTAGTTAATTGTTTTAATGCATGCACTTTGGAATTATTATTCTTTTTACTAGTATTTTGAAAATTTTTTAATCCTAAATTTTTTAAAATTTGAAATGCATTTTGTATTTTATTATCAAAGGTTCTTTTATTTTTATTACTACTTAGAATTTTATTTTTTACTGGATTTACTGTATTTACTTGTTTATTTGTATTTACTACAGTTCTATTATTATATACTTTACCTGAGTTAATTTTACTTAATGCTTCATTTATACTTTTTTTTAGATTTTCGATATTATTATTATTATTATTATTATTATTATTATTATTAATAATCTTTTTGTTATCTCTTTGTGTAACTACTATTTTTCCATTATTTATTTTAGGTTCTAATTTTATTTCTAAAGCTGAATATTCATAATTTGGAAACGATACAATTTTAACAATAGAATTAAATTTATTACCATTTGTATTAATTTTATTATAATAATTTCTAAATTTACTATTTGTATATAATTGATAAGGTATTCTAATTGTAAATTCTTTATTATTATTAGTAATGGATACATTTTTACTTTCATTAATTTGATTATATTCTACATTTTCTTCTTTCCAAATAATATCGAATTTTTCTTTAAAAGCTTCAGGTTTAAAAGTAATTTCTTTAAAATCGTTACCTTTAAATATATTTATTTTTACTATATTTTGTACATTTTTATCTAAATATATAATTACTATATCTTTTTGTTGAATATTAAATCCTTTATAATTACCGTTTCTTTTTGCATATACAACATATTTTTTATTTAATTCATAATTATTATTTGATATTTTTGGTAATGTTTGATTAATTATTTCTAATACTTGAAAATTCAATTCATTTTTTTTATTAACAAATTTAATTATATTTAGTTTATTATTTTTATTTAATGCAACAACATTATTAAATTCAACTTGTTCATTATTATCATTAATAACTATTAAATTTTTATCATTTGGATAAGCTAAATATTTTCTATTTTTTCTTAATGATTTTTCTATTAAAGGTCTATCTAATCTAACAACAAAAACTTCTTTCATATAATATATTATTATATATTTTTATAAAATATATTTAAAAAATAAATAATAATTAATATTATGTCAATCAAAATTAATTTATATATTAACAAAAATAATATTAATTGTTTAATAGAAACTATTGAACAAAATTTAAATGTAAAAATAATAGACTTTAAAAAAAATTTATTAAATAAATATTTTCCTGAAAACAATCAATTAACACTTACTAATATAACTGACCGCGTTTATAAAGATTATGGTTTATTATTCTTCAATTTAGGATTATTACCAATAACAAACGATAATTATTACTTAAATAAATTTACAATTCCAGATAGAACATTTTCTTTTTTAATGGAAGGAACTACTATTGAAATAAAGAAAAATAATCATTTACCAAAAATATTAAATTTTAATAAATATAAAGAAAAAGATTTAAATAATCAAAAACAGGAATTTGTTTTAGATAATAATGATTTTCCTCCATTAGGTTAAGACCCTAATTTAACTTAATCCATATAATTCCATTTGTTCTTCATTTTTCTTTAAGTTAATAATTCTTAATAAATATTTTCTAGCTTCATTTTGTTTAATGTTTAAATAACCAAATTTTTTAATAGAATCATCTGTTTTAATATTAATGTCAAAATTACCCATACTTATATTTACAATAATAAATTCAAATGTTTGTCCTATATATGGAGAATCCATTAATTTAATTATATTTGATGCACTATCTAATGTATCAAAACGATGGTCTCCATTACATCTTCTTTTAATAATTCCATTTACTATATCTTGAGCATCATATATTAAATCTAAATCATCCACTATTTCTGAATCATTTGTATAATATCTAATATTTTTTGCATGTATATTTCCACAATGTATTGAACCATTTTTATTTGAATTCATGTAAATATTTTTTATATCCTTATTTCCTAATGTAATTGAATGATTTGATAAAGCTTTTGCTTCATTGCCTATTAAAATTTGATTTATTCCATTATTTGTTTCTAACAAATCTTGATTATTTCCTATTAATATGTTATTATTTCCATTATTATATTGATTTATTTTTTCATTTACTTCTTTTGTTAATACTATATTTGTTCCATGAAATAAATTATCACTTTTTTCATAATTCCAACTTAATTCCCCTTTTCCATTTGTTTTTAATATTTGTTCATTTAATCCGTCGCATTTTGGTAAGGAAAAAACCTTGCTATTATTATTATATATATTTAATCCTGAACAATGAATATTTGCCTTAGCATCATTAGCCATATAAACATTTTTTGTTGTAGATTTTCCTATAATAACTGAATTATTTATTTCATTTAATATGTCTTCATTATTACTTTCATTTGTCCAATTTAAATTACCCCTTCCATTTGTTTTTAATATTTGTCCATTTAATCCATCTTTATTAGGTAATGAATAACTTTTATTATTATTGTTATAAAATGTTAATCCAGAACAATGAACATTTGCATGACCATCATTTGACATATATACATTTTTTGTTGTAGATTTTCCTAATATAATTGAATCTTTAGTTTCATTTATTAAATTTTTATTTAGTTGATTTATTTTGTTAATTTGACTTTCTAAAGTTTTTAACTTGTCTTGAATTTCTTTTAAATCTTGATTATTTACATTTTCTAATGAAGTAAGTTTTTCTTGAATTTCTTTTAAATCTTGATTATTTACATTTTCTAATGAAGTAAGTTTTTCTTGAATTTCTTTT